CATCGCATACGCGCTGAACCATTCATTCACGCGTACAGACGGCCCCGCCATCACGCTGAACCAGCGGTTACGCACGGAATCTTCATGCCAGCGGGTATCGCTGTAGTGCGTTTTTTGCTCATCCTCAGCATTGGCATAACTGAAGGACGTAATCAGCCCCAGCGTGTCCGTAAACTCATAACGGTATTTCACGTTAATCCCGTTCAGATTATCGCTGCCGGGAGCGTTCGTACGGGCATGAAGATACCCTGCGCTCAGTGTGGACTGATGTTCAGACGCCCATGCAGGCGCACCGGATACGGACAGACAGATGGCTGCGGACAAAATGGCTGCACAAACTTTACGCATAATTACCTCTCGCTTTTCTGCAATAAAAAAGGCGCCATTTCTGGCGCCCGTATATGGGTTATAAAATTCAGCTGATACTGATGCCTGCGGTGGCTTTCTTCATCACCACAACCAGCAAATCGCTGATACTTGCTGTGGGATACCAGTCATTTACCAGCCATGCTGATACCGAAAACTCCAGCGTCATGTGACCGTGACCGGCAGGCATATCAATAACGCCACTGTAAATCAGCGTATTATCCAGCGCGGTACGGTTATAAATTTCAGCACCGTTTTTCCGCACTATCAGACGGCATGAGGAGTAAATATCAGTATGCTCTCTCTCATGTTTAGCGCCGCTGAATGCCACCGCCGGAATAACAATCTGCCGGTCAAACGGCTGATCGTCATAAACCCTGACGGTAATGGTCCCTGATGGCCACCGTTCCGGTGCACGGGAGTCCCGGGGGAAAGCTTTGCCCACTGTTTTAACGAGATCGCCTTCAATCTGGTTCGCGGACAGTTTTCCCAGAACCCGACAGTTCTCGTTAATCGTGACGTTGTTGAGCGTCCCGGAGTTCGCATTCACGTTACCGCTGATATCGGCATTTTTCGCCGTCAGCCGCCCATCCGGTGTCAGGGAAAATGCCGGAGGATTACCGCCGCTGGTAATGGTCGGAGCCGTCAGGCGTTTCAGGAACACGTCGTTCATGAATATCTGATCGCCCTGACCAACAAACATTGGTCTTGTGTTGCCATTAGACGGATCAATAAACGCGATACGGTTAGCGGCAACCAGAAACTGACTCAGTTTGCCTTCCTCCGTGTCCTCCATGCTGAGGCCAATACCCGCGACATAATGTTTGCCGTCTTTGGTCTGCTCAATTTTGACGCCCCACATGGCATTCCACTTATCACTGGCGTCCTTCCACTCTTTCGAAAACTCCTCCAGTCTGCTGGCGTTATCCTCCGTTAGCTCGACTTTTTCCAGCAGCTCCTTGCCGAGATGGGATTCGGTTATCTTTCCTTTGAAAAAATCCAGGTAACCTTCCGCATCATCGCTCGCCCGACCAACAGCCTCCACGAATGCCGATTTGCCAACGGTGTTCACACTGCGAACGTAAAAATAATAATCATGGCCCGGCCTGATATTGATACTGGCGGCTATCCAGTACAGCGCCGTACCAAGATAGCGGGCAGATTTGTCCACCTGTGAGATATCTGAAATCTTCGTTTCAGAAAACCAGAACTCAAACTGTACCGTCGGATCATAAACCGCAAGATGCGGCGTGGCGGTTATCTGAAAATAGCCCGGTGTCAGCTCAATCTGTGACGGCGCTGCCGGTGCGGCAATCCGGAACGATACCGACGCCGGATCGCCCTGCTGCCCCCGGGCATTTACCGCCCGGACTGTCAGCCTGTAGTTCCCCAGCGCCAGTTGTGTGAAGCGGTAAGTGGTTTCCGTCGTCCGGGCCGTGCTGACCAGCCGCTCACTGCCGTCATCCGCTGCCACGGTCAGGCGAAGCATAAAGCTCACGCCCTTCACCACCTTCGGCGTGTCCCAGCGCGCCAGCACCTGATATTCCCCGCTGTCTGCGGTGACTTCGGCGGTCAGGTGCTGCACCGCTGGCGGCGTGACACCATTTACCGTGCCGCTCTGGTCGCCGTCAAAGTGCGCCCCGTTATCCACGATGGCCTCTTTTTCCGGTACATGCTGCACGGCGGTGATGGCATACGTGCCGTCGTCGTTCTCACGGATACTCACGCAGCGGAACAGGCGCTGGCGCAGCGTCGGCAGCTTCAGCCCCCACACGCTGTATTCAGCAACGCCGTCAGGAACCCGGCTCACTTTCACCTTCACGCCGTCGGTGACGGACTGAACCTCCACGCTGACCGGATTGCCATTTCCGTCAACCAGGCTTATCAGCGTGGTGCCGGAGGATGGCAGCGTGATTTCACGGTCGAGCGTCAGCGTCCGGGTCTGGCTGTTCACCGCCAGCACGCGACCACCGGTGCTGATACCGGCATAGTCATCATCGCAGATTTCAATGACATCGCCCGGCACATGGCGAAGCCCTTCAGCACCCACGCTGAAGTCCACGGTCTGCGTTTCCAGCAGCTCCGTTTTAATCAGCCACAGCCCGGCTCGGTGTGCCTGCCCCCGGCTGGTACAGCCAAAGGCATCCATCTTCGTGACATTACGACCGTAACGGGCAATGGCCTGCGTGTCCTCCACAAGCTCTGTTGCCGTTTCCCAGCCGTTATCCGGGTCAATCCAGTTCACCTCAACGGCATTATGGCGGTCCTTCAGGGCGCTGAAACTGTAGCGGAACGGCGCGCCATCATCCGGCATCACCACATTACTGCGGTTATAGGTCCACACCTTATCCGACGGCCGGTCCTGCACGAACGTCAGCGTCTGCCCGTTCCATACCGGCATACAGCGCATCGCCGAGCAGAAATCACTGAGCACATCCCACGCCTTACGCTGTGTGGTCAGGTACGCATTACAGGTGATGCGCGGCTCCGTACCGCCAAAACCGTCCGGCACCGACTGGTCGCAGTACTGGCCGATGACATACAGCGCCCATTTATCCACATCTGCCGCACCAAGACGTTTCCCCATGCCGTAGCGCGGGTGGGTCAGCATATCCCACAGACACCAGGCCATGTTGTTGCTGTATGCCGGTTTTAACGTTCCGTCCCAGATACCGCTGTATTGCCGCGTCTGCGGGTTATAGTTCGACGGCACCTGCAGAATGCGCCCGCGAAGATGATAATTACGGCTCACCTGCTGGCTGCCGAACTGCTCCGAATCCACCTGTACGCCGACCAGTGCCGTATTCGGGTAGCACTGTTTCACATCGATGATTTCGGTGTATGACGACCAGAGCGTTTTGTTCTGCAGCTGGTCTGTGGTGCTGTCCGGCGTCATCCTGCGCATCCGGATACTGAACGGGCGCGGCGGCAGGTTATCCACCACCACCGAGGCCAGATACTGCGAGGTGGTTTTGCCCTTAATGGTGATGTCTTTTTCCGTCACCCAGCCACCATTACGCTGTATCTGAACCAGCAGGCGAACTTCCGACGGATTCCGGTCCCCCTTTGAGGTGGTTTCCACCAGTGCCTGCACACCGAAGGTAAAGCGCAGTCGGTCGATGTTTGCCGACGTGATGGTGCGGGTGATCGGCGTGTCGTATTTCACTTCCGTACCCAGCACCGTCTCGGAGCCGGAGGATTCAAATCCCTCCGGCGGTGTCTGCTCCTGCTCACCGGCCCGGAACACCACCGTGACGCCGGAGATATTGGTATTCCCCTCACTGTCCAGCACTGGCGTACTGTTCAGCAGCACGCTTTTTAATCCATCCACCGGACCTTCAATCGGCCCTTCGCTGATGGCATCGATCACACTCAGCAGCTGCGTGGACTTCAGGTTGTCCTTCGCTTCGCGCGGAGTATGCCCCTTACTGCTGCCTTTACCCATTCCTCACGCTCCATAAACGACAAAACCGCCCGGAGGCGGTTTCACATAAACGTTTTTCATCAGCGACCAATCACCACAACCTGACCACCATCCCCTTCGTCTGCCGTGCTGATCTCCTGAGAGACCACCCGCGACCCCACGCGCATTTCACCGTACAGAACGGGCAGAACATTGCCCTGGGCAACCATGTTATCCAGTGAGGAGAAATAGGTGTTCTGTTTGCCGTTATCTGTACTTGCTGCCGTGGGCGTCCTGGCTTTCGGTGCCAGCATCTGCGCCACTCCGCCCAGGATCATACTGGCCCCTGCCGCATACATGCCCGATACAGCCGCGGCACCCAGCCAGCCCACAGGATTCCACCATGCCACCGCAATCAGCGCCGCCCCCAGCACCACCTGAAACACACCGCCACTTTTAGCTCCCGCCAGACGCGGCACGATGTGGATCACGGCACCATTTGCCAGCGGCTCATTAAGACGGGCAGACAATTCGGTTTCACCTGCATCACGCCCGGCAATGCGTACCTGGTACCAGCCGTCGCTCAGTTTCTGACGAAACGCCGGGATCTGCATGGCCAGCGCCCGGATGGCTTCGGACCCCGTTTTCACTCGAAGGTCGATGCGGCGGCCAAATCGTTGTAAATCCCCGTAAAGGCAGATGCGTGCCATGCCCGGTGACGCCAGAGGGAGTGTGTGCGTCGCTGCCATTTGTCGGTGTACCTCTCTCGTTTGCTCAGTTGTTCAGGAATATGGTGCAGCAGCTCGCCATCACCACAGTAAATGGCGGCATGATTCGGCACCGATGAACCAAAACAGCACAGCAGCACATCGCCCGGTTGTGCTGATGACAACGGCACCTGATACAGCCCTGTGGCCTCCAGATTATCCAGATAGAGATTCTGACCGTGACGCCACCAGTCATCCTCGCGATGAAAATCCGGCATCTCAATCCCCGCCAGATGGTAAGCGTCCCGGAACAGCGTGTAACAGTCCGTCACCCCGTGCTCAAAGCGCCGCCCGGTGAGATGCGGCACACAGCAGAACTTATGAATCGCCCCGCGGCAGACCAGCCACCACGGCAAATCACTCTGCACCTGCAACCGCCGGTCGGCCTCACTCAGCCAGGGCAGACCACCGGGGTGGCGGTGAACCAGCGCCACAATCTCACCCTGCATCTCTGCCTGCAGCCAGTCCTCCGGAGCCATCCGGAAATACTCCTCCGGCTCACCGGAAATATTCACGCAGGGAAAATATCTTTCCCCCTCCGGCGTTCTCACCACGAAGCCGCACGACTCCGCTGGCGCACATCGCCGGGCGTGCGCCAGAATCGCTGATTCTGTCTCTGTCATGGGATTTACTGCGAAAGTTTGTTAATGGAAAGGAAGCCGCCAAAGTTGCCGACGTTATTGCGGAACTTACAGCCGCTCAGGCATTTACTGCATTTATCCTTCGAGATATCAGATGTCGGCTGGTCATATTCATCAGCGACAGCTGGGCCATTATAACCGCACTCATCACCGCGATAGATCCAGGTGCAGGTGTTAGCCAGCATGATGCGCCCCGGAAAAACAGCACCATCCGTTTCCGTCGGAGTAGACAGCACAAAGGCCGCGCTAGCCGCGTTCAGTTCGCTGCACTGCTCGATGCGCCAGCGGCTGATCACCTCCTGCTCCGGATCGGCTTCGCTGTTTCCGTTGACGAAGTTCACCGCATCCAGAAAACGGGCGTACACCTTACGCCGGACCACCGTTCCGCCGACCAGACTCTGCAGATCTTCCGCCATCCCGGTGACCATGCCGTGCAGGTTTGATACCTTAAGCGTGGGACGTGCGCTGCTGCCCTTACCGTTCATCTCAAAGCCGCTTCCCTGAATGGGGTACGCCTGATACTTTCGCCCCTGCCAGGTAACCGGTTCACCTTTTTCGTTCTGCTCATTGCAGAAAAAGTAACGCTCCCCACCGACCTCTGTCAGATCAATTTCCCAGAGCACCACGCTGGCCGACTGCTCCGCACGGATACATTCATTCAGTGTTTCCTGTCGTATGTCCTGCATCAGCTCACCACTTCGTCAAACTGACACGAAAAATCGGTATAGGTGATATGTTCTGTCGCTGACCACGTTCGACACACCACTCTGATTTTTCTGTTAATACCCGGCGGGCGCCAAAAAAAAGATTTATAGCCTCCATGCCGAGCCAGAAACAGTTCAAATGAATTACGTTCATTCGCCTCAACCCTGAAATCACAGGTAAAAACACGCAGAGAATGATTAAGTCCGTTTGGGCTTCGTTGTTCATAACCATCGCCAAATCTTACAGTTTTTATCGATGGCTTATTTTCTGTTTTCATTCCATCCTCTGGTAACCAGTAAAATTCTTCCGTATTAGCCACTTAACATTCCTCCATCACGTCGCATATTTAACAGAGCGCCCTGCACCCGCTGATCAACCATCCCCATAAGTGCTTTTATTGCCTGAGGACCAATCTCTCCATTCTGGCCGTCATTTTGAATAGTGATTTGGTATACAGGGGCATAAGTAATATCTCTGCCTCCATTACCACTTTTACTATTAATAGCTCTGACACCAAGAGAACCATCGGAAGTTCGCGTTAATGGCATAATAGCTTCCGGTCCAGCCTCACCAAAAACACCAGCTCCTTTTGCAAAAGCAAAAAATTGCGGGGAGTCATAAATACCGTTCGAATATGTACTCAATGACGGAGACTCATAAACACCGCCCTTTGCATTCGGAATAAATTTACTAATAGCACTCCCGATAGTTCCTAAAATACCCCCAGAAGAACTGTTACTAATGCTGTCGAAAATCCCAGTAATTGAAGCCTTTAATGCAATTCGACTAAGATCCGAAATCACGGAAGTAGCGAAAGAACGAAAATTTGCCTTGCCTGTCGTGACAAAATCACCTAGCGCATCGGTCATCCCATCAAACATCTGAGTCGTGGTTGATTTTATCTGCGCACCGATATCCTTAGTGTCATCCAGCCAGTTATTGAATCCCTGGGAGGCACCACTAATCCAGTCTCCTGCCTGAATATCGAGCTGCTCGTTTATCTGGCTGACAATTTCTTTTTCTCGTTCCAGAGCATCATTCAGAGCCTGCATTTTCTCCTGAAAAACATGATTTGACATTCCACGGGATTTATCTGCATAGTCACGTTCAAGTTGCAGACGCTGATTGTTATATTCACGTTCAATCCGCAGTAATTCCTGCTGGCGTTGCTGATTTTTATCGCCAACCCCATAACCAGCAATCTGAATGTCATACCCCTGTTGACGATTATCAATCGAAGCCTGCAATGAATCACGCCATGCAGCTATTTCGGCGGATTCCTTGATTAGTCTGTTATTTTTTTCAATCGCAACATTTTTCTCCATCAACGCGGTTATTTCTTCCCGGTGTAAGAGAAGCGATTTCTGATCCTGGGTTAATTTCGATGACGGTCGTGACTCCAGGTCGGCAATCTGCTGACGCCACTTAACCAGTTCCTGTTCAGAGGAACTTAATTTAACGGTCAATTCAGCTTGTGAACTTAGTAACGCATTCTGTTGATTCAGATGATCAATCATTCGTTGGGCAGCATCATCCGAATAACCTTTCGCCTTTGGTTGCTTTGGATCTTTATAACGCTCATTTATTTGAGCGATAAGATTATTATATTCTTCCTTTGAATACTGATTCTTTAGCTTTTCCAGTTTTGCAAGTTCACTAGCTCTCTGCTGCTCCCGGGTCTGATATTGTTTTGAAAAAGCATCTGCTCTCTGTCTGAGTTCAATTCCTTCCTGTTGTCGCTTGTTGTAATCGTTTATTGATGAATTTAGTACGTCCTGAGCAATTTTTTCTGCTTGAAGTACGCCCAATTGCTGCTTTAATCGTGCCAGCTTTTTATTTTGAGCTCCGCCATCTCCAATGCCACCTAACCCGAAAACTCCGGGTCGGGTATTTTTTTCTATTTCATCAATTTGACGGAGAACATCTGAGATTTTTTGATCAAGGGAGGCCTCACGGCCAATATCCAGCATGGAATCCCATGCCCATTTTGCGGAGTCTGCGACAGCTTTCCATGCAGTCTCAAGATAACCAAGATTTTCTTTAATCTGGTTGGTGCGCTGGATCATTGAGGATGAGTATGCTTCTGTCGCAATGCGGGCGGCCTCCTGCTGGTTCCCTTCATCCTGTAGCGCCTTAATCTGGTTATAAGTCGCAAGTGTCAGAAAATGGTACTGATCATTAAGTTTTGATATAGCACTGACAGGATCCTTTGCAATTTCATTGAAGTCATTAACCAGTTGTTCGGTTGATATTCCTGTTACTTCGCTCGTTTTTACTATCGCTGTCGTCACTTGCTCCAGCGAACTGCTCGCTACCTTTCCCGAACGCACAAGCTGGTTTAATACTGCCGCCGCAGCGCCAGTTGTCGAATCAGCCGCATTCCCGGCACGTTGAGCTATATCGGCCAATTGCCCGCTGGTTGTCCCCAACTGATTTCCGGTAAGAATAAGAGATTTATTAAATTCGTCCTGCTCCTGAGAGCCTTTATAGTAAGCCAGCCCTAAGACGCCAACGGCTGCTGCGGCCAGGGTAAAAGGATTAATTAATCCCAGCACATAAGAACCTACACCTTTGATCGCCGGGCCAATCCCACCGAACATATCTTTTAGCTGGCCGCCCTGCTGCATTAACACCATAAATGGCGACTGACCAGTGGACAACCCAACAACAATATCCGTCATTTGTGCAGGCAACATGCGCATAGCAAAAGCCGTTTGTTTTGCCGACATTCCGGTTTTGCTTAATTGCGATTGAGTAACCTCAAGCTCACTCCGCATAGCACGAAGTTTTCCAGAAAGCTCCTCATACATTTCAGGAGAAAGCATCCCCTTAGCTTTTGCTTCATTGAGCTGTTTCTGTTGTTCTACCAGACGATTAAAAGCAGTTCCGACAGGATCAAGTTGAGCAATCAGACGTTGCAAAGCAGCAACCTGTTCATCATGTGCTTTTGCTGCTTCTCGCTCTGCCTGAGCCTCTCCGGTAAGCTCTCGCCGTGTTTCCTGTATTTTTCGGCTATAATTCTCAAACTGAGAACCATTTATTTTCCCGGATGCAAACGCAGCATTAAGTTCATCCTGCTGTTGTTCAAGATTTCTTAGCGCCGCAGCCAGAGGGTCGATCTTGTCCAGCATTCTTTGAAAGGCCTGAGCCTGCGCTTCCTGCTGGGCGGCAGCAAGTTTTCCGGCCTTCTCGGCTTCTCTCTGCGCTTGCGCAACCCCGCTCAATTCCTCTGTTGTTTCATTAAGTTTACGGACAAGAAATTCATATTCTTCTTTATCAATAAGCCCTTTATCGAAAAATTTCTTTAATTCAGAATAGCGTCGACCGACAGTATCAATTGCGGCACCAACTGGATCAATAGCTGCTTTTAATTTTGCGAGCGCGTTCTTCTCATCTTCTGTTGCCTTAGTCACTTTCCCTGCGCTATTTGCAGCAGTTTCCCCAGCCTGCGTCATTTTGACTAATGAGGAGGCCAGATTGTCAGCATTATTTTTCGCTCCAGTGCTATCAATAATTATTGCGAGACGCGAGGTTTGCTCTGCCATTCATTAAAACTCCTGACAACAAAAAACCCACCGAAGTGGGTTTCAGGCGACATAATAGTAGATATAGCGATTACGAGGCCACGCAATGCTTTTCTCCAGGAGCATCATCGATTTAATTAAAGACACCATCACATCTCTGTAACAGAGTGTACGTAATTAACAACTACACACACTGCTCCTGAAAATACTGGTCATCCAGTGCAAAGATCACTGCTTCAAATTCATCGCGCTCAATCAATACCGGATGAGTGGCTAAATATTCATTTATCTCTGTCAGAGATAAAGGCAAAGGCACCCCAGTCATTCCAGCATAACGTCGGGCACGGGATATTACCGAATAGGCGTACAACAATTCCTTAAGCACCGGGTCTATTTCTGGTTCCGGTATCGGTGGCAACCTGAGTTTTTCTCGCTTCCATCTTGCCTTTTCACCCTTTTCTCCCCCGAACTCCGATAACCACCGCTGGGCGGCTATGGCTTTTTTATCGTATCCTGCTTCTGCTGCTCTTTACCCTGGGCGATGCTGACTGCTTCTGCAAGGATCTGCCAGTACAACTCCGGATTCTGCTTAAGCAGCGCGATCCCTCGTTCTGGCGTATATTCCAGTGCAACCTCAACACCATCAACCAGTTCACCAACCCCTTTCCAGTCTTTCAGCAGATAACGAGCAGCATTATCAATGAGTAAATCATCAACAGAATCCACCTCGGAAACCTTTGCAATATCAAACTCCTTCGTTCCGACGTGCAAACTGGCATCCATTTTCTCAATGTGGCGACGGATTAATGCATTACGGGAGCGATACTGATCGTTATCGCTGCTTGCCACCAACAGTTTTAACCCGTCTACAGGTTTTAAGTCCTTCATTGGGGTAAACCAGCGTTCACCACCGATGATAATTTTCTGATTAAGAATAAACATCCATAACCTCATTCAATGCGCCCCCCTGTAGTGCAGTACCACAGGGGGAATAACGGAAAATCAACTAATCGCCTCAGCACTGGCTTTTGCGATCACGGCAGCCGGGGAGGCTTTTTTTCTGGTTATCGTAGGTGCTTCATCTGCTGCGGTAATGCTCAATTGAACCTGGATAATGTCGGTATTACCCCCATCAGGCCATTCACCTGACACCTGAACCTTCGGGAAACTGAAAGTGTATGCCCCCTCTCCATTCGAAAGCGTGAAGCTGAACGGAACTGTTTCTCCAGTCAGTGTTTTACTCCAGATTTCCCACGCGGCTTTAGACCATGAAAGCGTCACCGTACCGGACGGTGTAAAAGTAGTCGGAATATTTGCTCCTGCATAAGGCGAGCCAGTCCCGATACAACGCTGTGTCTGGAGTTTGTTATCGAACTGAATATCAAAACTGTCGATACAAAAACCGTTACCTCCGGCAACACCATTCAGGCTTACTGCTGAAACCTCCTTAAACGAATAACGTAGCTTTCCTGCACTATCCACAGGTTCGCCTTTGATAAAATTCGTATCATCGGCCTTTGATTCCCAGTCCAGCCCGGCAAAGGTTACGGTCGCCGTAATATCGCCGTCGTTAGGGATCTGCATTTTCCATGAGCCAACCTGCGCTCCTCTGACAACAGAGGCAATTCCGACATCGGACGCATAGGTCGCCAGAGAAAATGTTATTCGCTCATTCCCCATTGTCAGAGAATCACCTGACCATTCCGCGCCGAAACAGGATGCAAGAAAATCATCATGTTGACCCCAGCGAAATTTGGTACCAACATCACCGCCAACATCCACAGTGCCAGGCGTCGCCCCCTGAGCCATCCGGGAGCCACCAATCTCATTATTTTCGCCTTTATTCTGGGTGGGTTTTACTCCCCAGCTTGTGCGTTTTAATAAACTCCAGTCACCACTTGCTGGTGTGGCGCCTGCAACTGTCTCCCGGATAAATGCCGAGATAACCTTTGCACCTGAACTCACAGGAGCCTCCTATGTCATTAATTGCGCTAGAGCGCGCGATATGGAATTTGAAGATTAAGCTGGAACCAGCCATTCTTTTCGCCAACGGTTATTGAGGAAACAGCCTGGTAACTGAGACGGTCGTCATCCTGAAACTCAAACAGTTCCCGCAATTTATCGGCTGTCTCAGTAATGAGTTTTGAACCAGAACCTGCGGGGACAAATAACTGAATAATGATTATCCCCGTGCGATAAACAACCGGCCCCGCGCCAATTTCATTAACTCCAGCCTGCCCGGGAATATTACTTAACCGCGCCCAGATTAACTTACCGGAAGGATCGAACGTTGGCCCGTTCGGATACAATACGTCTTTTCCATTAATAACCGTCTGTGCCGTCATTCTGGAAATGACCGTATTTCTGATTTCAGTAAACGTCATTTGTAAGCCTGTAAAACACCATGAAAAGCGTTGGCATACACGCCAGTTGGCGCTTGTTGTGAATGACCGTTTTCAAGAGCCTCTGCATAAGGAAGGTTATTCTGGATATAAATAATTCCGTAATTTGCAGCTTTCGAAATAACCCCGATCCCACGCTGAACCGCAATCGTACCGTTCGGATCCACGTTATCAGATATACCAAAATCGGGATGCTGTAACGACACCATGTTGTTATTTCTGAAACGCCCGGTATCAACCGGAGCAGCAATATCGATAGCAGTAAGAATCTGAATAGCGATGTAGCGAATTTTCAGCCCCACATCTTCCTCAATCATCCCGGCAAATATTGACGGTTCGATATCCCATGCCTTTGCCATTTACGCTCTCCTTAACTGGATTGAGTAAACTGATGCGGAAGGATCTACACTCGCTGTAATTACCTCGTATCGTTGCAACTGCCTTGATACAGGATCATAAATCTCAATAATATGGCCGACAGCGGGTTTATCCGTAACCTCGCATACCAGAGCTGTTAATTTAAGGTCACCATGCAAAATATTAATCCCATCAATTCTGCCCAGCTTATAACGCGTCAACACGCCTCGCCCGGTATAGGTTGCTGTGGATTCGCCGCCAGTTTCCGTCACAGGATCCCAGTTCCGGTGCGTAACGTAAGAACCAGAAAAATCACTCACGGCGTCTGCTAAATCCTCATCAAAAGCAGCGGCAACCTCTGACTGAATCTCTTCACGAAGCCCCATCATCCCCCCCTCACAACCCTGACTTGTGAGCGACTAAGTCCGTACGGTTTCAGCAGTGCTATCGCAAGCTGTAAATCGGGTTCAAGCAATGCAGTGCTGTTTGCTGGCAATTCAGCAAATGATTTCGATACACTGACCCCGTCAGCCGACACGGTTTTACTGATAACAACGCCAGAATCATTTTTCTGCTGAAACAACTTACCGACAGAGGCAATTCTGGCTGCATATGCTCCCGCAAGTTTTACCTCTTCCGGAATACGGGATGGGTTAATTTTCAGGCCGAAGCCATTAAGCCAGGCATTAGCCATTAAAACAGCTTTATTTTTAGCGTTCTCACTCGTCCAGGCGTTCCCAAACGCATTATCAACGTCATCACAGGTCACGTAAGTGATCATGTGTTACTCCTGAGTTTTCCAGCCCAGAGCCTTCCAGTTGTCAACTTCATCAGGATGAACATTAGCGATAGTTGGTGCGCCGGGAAACATCTGATAATCGGTCACCATAACCACTAACTCAATTTGCGTTTTTTGTGGCTCCTGAATTTGCTCCACATTTTGCTCCACCACTGCATTTTTTTGCGCGGCTTCACGCTGTGCTCTTTGCTCTTTAGTTAATCCGGCCATATCCCCTCCATTAAAAATGGGGCCGAAGCCCCGTTTGGATGTTTAACCAAGAATCAGACAACCATGTGCCGGTTTCACTGACGAAACACCCCATGCCAGTCCAACTTCATAGCGCACCTGGCGATACTGACGATACAGTGCAATCTGGAACGTAATCCCTGAAATCGGGTCCGTAACATTCATTACATCATCAGCATTATCGCCACCTTCCGGCATTGCCGGAGTACGGGATGCCAGCAGAAACGCGTTGCGATCAAACGCCATATTTGCAGTAAAGGAGCCAACAACTGTGATTGCAGTATCATCGGCCAGATCCTGACGCAGTCCCGGTGCTGCAAGAGTAATCAGATTGCTGGTCGCTGCTGCCACAACATACTGATTCGGATCGCCAGCGAACGTAACAATCTGACCTGCAGAAATACTCCCCGAACCTGTATCAATGGAAATAAGAACATCGCCTTCTTTTTTCTCGCCATTCACGAGATAACCAGTTGCAGCAACCTTTGGCGCTCGTTTTACACCTGCCGAACTGTGAATATTGAATCCCTCCAGACGCCCCAACACGCCCTCACGCAGTAGCTGTTCAGTGCCGGATTCATTCACTTTAAACAATACAGACTGTTTTCCGCGCAAATTAGCAATGGCAGTGGAACCAAGCACCATCTGCAGATCTGTTGTCGGTGCGCCGTTATCCTCCAGAACCTGACGAGCCAGAGCAGCATCAGAAAGATCATCTTTAACACCAAACGGCGTTGTCCCTGCGGTTCCCACGGCGCGGGAAGCACCGAAATACAACGCACCAAGATCAGCCTCAACCTCGTTTGCAAGGGCGCGAAAAGCCTGCTTGAACTGATCAGCCAGAATGGTGTTGTAAGTCCCTGAAGGGCCAAGAGCCAGTTGTTCTTCACCATTCCATTTAACCGGCGCCATTTTGGATTTAGTAATTTTTACATCAACAGTGCCAATATTTTGATCACCGGTATTCGGAGCTGACGGCCCCGGTACGATATCTTCGGTTTTCGCCTCAGGCGCAACTGGCGCGGTTACCGTCTGATCTTTTGCTGCGGCGTCAGCTTTTGCGTTTTTTGCTACCGCAGGGATAAAACCTACCTGCTCACGGGATACAACATCCAGGGCGGTGTAAATAGTCGGGATCAACCCGGTCAGGGTATTTCCAGCCATAATTAAATATTCCTTAAAAATTTGCGTAATTGTGAATGGATTGAGTAGTGAGCTATCCAGCCCTGACACCAACTCCCATCCGGAAGCTGGCAAATGTATTAATCAACGATTGTGATACCGTCTTTCAGTGCGTTTTGCTTACCTGCAACATCCAGTACATCAAAAGCAGAGCGTTTCATCGTTTTCTGACCAATATCATGCTGTGTCGGACGGGAACCGCCGCCATTGTTGCCACTGGCTTTCAGGATGTAGTCTTTCTGAGGGTAATTTTCGACGAGGAACTCCAGCGCCTCATCAAACTGCGCCAGTTCTCCTGGCTTCGCGCGGGAATAAATTTTGTTGCCGGAAGCGTCATAAGCAACGATCTTCCCTTCTTCCACTTTGAATGCCTGTCCGAAGCGGGCTTGTAATAAATCTGCCGGGATCGCAATTTTATCGGCAATATATTTTGAACCTGCAAAACTACCGCCAATCATAGAATCGTAAAGCTGCTTCTCCAGCATCTGAGAGCGTTGCTTTTCTTCATCTAATTGCTGCTGAAAATTTTTCGTAATTTCTGCCTTAACCTGGTCAACCTGTCCCGCATCGATCAGCTTTTTCTGGTCGATTTTTGACAGCATTTCCAGTGCCTCAATCGCCTTCTTCGGGTCTTCGATAGAGGCAAACTTAGCCAGTTTTTCCTCTGCAGCTTCTTTAGCCAGGCGATGATTTTTTGCCTCGCCATTAAGCTCTGTAATTTTTTTTGTCGCCAGCGGTGCATCGAAGCCGATTTCTTTACCATCGTCGTGCACATAGACTGGCAGGCCAGCAGTATCAATTTCTGCGTATTGTTTTCCGTTAATCTCGACCGTTTTCAGTTTCATATTAGTACCTGGTTTAAGTCTTCCGACAGTTGCGCTGCTCACCATCCGGATCGCAGCAATAAAAAAGGCCCCCCGAAGGTAGCCTGTTGTAATAAATGATTTATTTAAATCCCTGCTTTTCTGAATGCCTGTGCATCACGCTCTCGGAGTTGCTTCAGTGTCAGCCATTCGCCTTTATCGGTGTAAAATTCATCTGGCGACATACCGCCATCCCGAATCAGCTTTGCCCGGGTTTCCCCCACAATCTGTTTTTGTCTGGTGTAAGGCTGGCGCAAAAACCATTCCCTGTAGGTTGTATCTCCGGCCACCACGCCATCCATGCTGGCCCGCTCAGCCGGGGAAATATCACGAACATCAATACCCAGTTCCTTCGCTGATTTCAGAATGAACGTTTCCGTTGAGCGGCAGCAGAAATGAATTTTTCCCGGCCCCTGCAAATAAGGCACGCTGTGACCTACAGGTTTATTATCCAGCGTATATTTGAGGCGATCCCTGATTCGACATTGTGGCGTAGTACGATTATCAAGCGTTGATAACCATTGCTTACCCTTAATCAAATCATTATTCGCGCGTGCAAAACTCTCACGAGCAGTAGCAGCAAGATGTCCAACCGCTGTTTTTGCAATGCTGGCCGCATTAGCCCGGCTCATCTGCAATGCACCATCCTGAAATCCCTTACTGACATGTCCCCGAATTTTTCTTGCGATCTGCTCATTGGTATCCCCCAGCAAAAAACCCTGACGCACCGTATTTGTTATGCGTCTGAGCCGATCCGCCTCAAGATCTGAGGCCCACTCACTGAGCTGTCGTCCCTGGAATGGTCGCGCCATTGCAGCGGCGTAAAGTGCATCAGAAGAGATACCAACCAGAGGGTGAACATCAGCAACAAAATCAGGTAGCAGAGAATCAAACAGACTTAACTGATAACCAGCCTCATAAATTGCCAGCTCGTTCAGCTCTCCGGAGAGACTGGTAAACATGCTGTTAATAGCAGCGCGGTTAACTTCTCTGACACTCGCCAGAAGTGACTCCAGGCGCGTAACGGTAAAACTACCAGGATCGAGGCTGTCCAGTGCTACCAGCAGGCGAGCTGTAAGCTCCGCATCGCTGTCATTCAGTATTTTCACCATTCTGGCAGCCACACCAGTGCTATAGCGGGATATCCAGACTGCATGAGCAATTGATTCATCACGCAGCCGTTCATTCACGGTTTGCATCATTGATTTCCATCAGCATTACACTCTGATTTTTTAATTCATCGATCACTTCCTCTGGACGGGAATCCTGATCGATAAATTTCAACGCCTGCAACACCCGAACCGCATCAATCTGACGTATATCACCGCCCTGACGCAATGACTGAACAGCCAGCGCGGAGGATGAGTCAAACACCTGGGCAGATACATCCAGTTCAGTGCGCACATCCACATTGCCACCGCAACTCTCTCCGCTCCATTCCGCCATTATCTGGAGAATATTATCGAGGGCATCTTCGAGGGAGTTCGCCATTGTATAAAGCGGCGAGTGTTCCTGCATCCGCTCTTCATTAGTCTGATCAACAGATTTGGTGCATGTATTTTCAGCCCGCAGAAGTTTAGCGCCGGCATGACGCATCTGATTTTCCAGCTTCTCAAGTGATGTTTCGCCAGATTCTATCGCTGCGCCACTATGTTCAACATATTCGAGGCCATTTTTTGTTCTGTCCTCAAAAATCGTAGCGGTGGATGCACCAACCGTCAGTTCTTCATTCCTGTCCAGCCCGTAGGCCACCAGCAATGGAACGCGGGCAACATGAAGAATATTGTCCTGCTCGCTCTGGCTTTGCCAGTGCTTGATATTCAGCAAGCCAAGATTAAGCAATGGCGGTGTACCACGCATAAACCCTGTTTTCTTCGTATACAGTGTTACCAGAGGAATATCATCACGGCTGGTATTCCATGACTCATGAAGCGTCCAGACAGATTCGCCATTAGTACCTTCGCTGCGTCGATAAATTTCAACTCGACGGGGCATAATATGGCGGATCTGCTCCACCTTCTTCTGCCCGAAATCATCACCATCAATAATGATGACCTCTTTTATACGCAAATCAGTGAGAACAACTTTCCCTTTTTCAACTTTCGATTTCCATCCAATAACCTGGCGTGGATTCAGCATCGTAACGTACGGGCGACCACCGGCCGCGTTTTCATCGGCTTTTGTCCGAATCTCTTTCATATCCGTTCGTGGATAGTCCACCAGAGCATGTGCCACACCATACTGAAATGCGAGACTGAAAAATTGCTGCGCCCACACATCCAGTCGGCTCCCCTCCATGTCGATATTTTCTGCATATTCCCTGATTTTTTCCGGCGTTTCCTCACTCAATACTGTCGGCTCTGCAAATATGCGCCCAATATTTTGTTTGACGCTTTCTTCATACACAGGAAGTAGCGTAGCCACAGACAGGCGTTTTTTATAAGCGTCTTCATCTTCATTAGGCCATTTGGGGAGATAATTTTCCCCCTGCCTGCGCATTTCAAGCGTACCGCCCATCAATGCGTCGTTAATATCCCACGCCTCCAGCATATCGTTATAGTCGAGGTTGGGTGTTGATATATCAGCCATAATTAAATCCGAAGTGATGTGACTCTTCCGGTCGGTTTGACAATAGGGAATTGCTTAACGATGAAATAACCTCCGGCATCATTCGGGTGATCATTGCCAGATTTTTTATCAGGCTCCCCCTTATCATCCCAGACCTGTTGCTCAAGAGATTCGGCATATACCGGACAACGCTTCACATTAACTTTATAGCGACGCTCACCATTGGCATTGCAGAACATTGCATTCATTGAGTTAACGCGATCTTTTACTGGCGGGTTCGAGCTGTTCACCACAACGTTAAAACCAGCCTGCTTAAGCTGGGCTATATCCGTCGTACTTGCGTTACTTGATTTTCTGGAATCTCCGGAAGCATCTGGATAAATATAAATCTCCCTCACTTTCCGGTAATCATTCCCGTCATACAGCCAGAAGCGTTCTTTAATGATGCGGATCATATCCGGCGTATCGTAGGCATTGATGATTTCAGTTACCGCACATGGAAGCCCCAAACGCAGCACATGGACGATTCCCGCCATCTTTCCAACGTTAAAATCCATCCCAATATAAATCGGCTCCCCTGGCTGCTCCACTTCTTCGCAATTATTCAGTTTCCGGTCAAACTGATGGTAAACAGTACCACTTGTCAGGTTAGTAAACTGTCCTCGAAGATAGGCTTTAATCAGCTCTGGAGGGTATGATTCAAGAAGCGAAGGAATGTAATCTACTGGCAGGTTCTTTTCATTATCGAAAGTAGATGCCTGCACCAGACCATACAGTGAGGCCAGCTCTGTTTTTTCACGCACGGCTTTAACAAACTGCTCGTAGACAAATTTGAATCCTTCCGGCGTGGTTGTAACGTCAATACCGTTGCGAAGTCCATCAATCTTATAACGCATACGCGCAATTATCTTGCGCCACGCCGTTCTGGCTTTTTCCTTCGGCAAAATGTCCAGTTCATCCACCAGCGCATTACCAATTTTGAAACCGACGATCGTTTGTGGCTTCTCCATCGATCTGCAGATAGTGGTTCCCCGATACTGGCGTCCGTAATAAAAATGAACCTCTTTATTTCCCTCATTAATTTTTACGTTCAATCCCCAGTCAGCAGCAACTTCTTCCACTGTAGGGTAAAAAATATCGCGAATTTGGGGATACGTTGGCGCAAAATATCCCTGATTTATACCTGGATGCTCCCAAATCCCCTTGCATATGCCGCCACACCCAACCCATGTTTTGCCCGAGCCAAAACCAGCAATATAGGCTTTAAATTTATGGGGCATTGAAAGAAATCGCGCCTGAGGCACATTAAGCGTCGGAGAGATCATCTTCATCACTCCTTACTCTGGCATCAACCACATTAATATTGATCGCCACAGGCTGGGGATGTTCATTATCTTCCACCGTTTCGATCTCTTTGCGCAGCTTCTGGTTTTCCATTCTGCGCCGTTCAATTTCCAGTTCCTGTAGCCGCTTATCTGCACATAAAGCCCCACCAGCAGAAAGCAAACGCAACAATTCACGCCGGGCGGCAGCCTTATCCTCCAGCAGGATCTCAACGCCGAATTTTCCGAGTTTTGCCCCTGCATATAATTGCCGCGCATCCCCATCAAGCAGAGTGGTATCAGCCATATAAAGCTGTCCCGTTCCCTCACCGCAGCACTTCGGGCAGTCCGGATTGGGTATGGCGTTATCAACAAAGCCGAGGCCTCCATATTCCGGTTCGGGTTTGCCATCTCTGGAAGCCTGCGCCGCTGCCTTGTCGAATTCTGCTATATCGCGCCACTGGTAGAGATGATTCTCGCCCCAGCAATAACGGCAGTTAACACGGCGAAATTGTGCAAGCTGATTGGGGTCGGCCTGGACAATGGCCATCAACTGGCTCACCAGTAAATCCAGGTCTGCGGTATAGCGTTTCTGGTACTGATTGCGGAAGTAGCTGATGGCACGATAAACCTTAGGATTTCTTAGGAGCTGGCTGGCGGTTACGTAGGCCGCATTCCCCTCTGACTCGTATCCTGCCAGGCGATATGCCTCAACGAGTTTTTTCCCCTGGGCAACCAGCATTGCGAATTTCGCCTGCTGGTCTGAAATACCGAATTCATCGGGACAGAACGAAATTTCTTCCGCATCGCCCTCATTCAGGTACGCATCGAATACTGGCTTTTTTTCCTGAGATTTTTCGTTCCGCTTTTGTGCAGTCTGCGCAGATTTTTTCTGCGCACTTTTTTGCGCAGTTTTGCGCATTTCTGTCTGCGCATTTTTCGGAGGTTTTTTGATGTAACGACGGGCTGTTGCGTAATTCAGTCCCCTTGCTTCACACCATGCCACCGGAGATATACCGGAGCGGGTATATTCAGCAATATACTCCTGCTGCAACGCCCCCCAGTCCGGTCTGCTCATCAGTTAGTCCTGATTTTTATCCACCCTGAGTAGTTCGCGCAGAGCAAAGGCATCCCCTTTTCTGGCAAGCTTAAACAATGCCGCTCGTAACTCGGCTTCACCTTTCGCTCTGCCCTTACGGATGGCCGCATAAAAATCTGTCATTGCTTCCCGATTTTCTTTCAGTCGGTTCAGATCAACATCCAGAACGTCAGCGATTTGTTGTGCAGTCATCCGGCACGCTGCCAGAGACTCGACTTTCGAATACGGAATCATTTGTCACCCCTATTGATATGCAGGGTGTCTTCTTCCTGTATTTTTCGTGAAGGATTTTTACTGCAGCGTTGTTCCAGGTGACCTGATGGTGAATGCGTTTATGGCTGGCACCCATCAGTGAGATTTTTACGCACGACGGCGCATACATGACGGAGTAAAAACTTTTAACGTAGGTTCCGGAATCCAGATACAGCTCGGTCATTCCGCCGCTGTTTTTCTGCGTCTGTTTCTGCCCTAACTGGACAGCACCGATCGTCATAAACAATTCACCACAGCGACCGAGATTCGTGTACGTATTCACATCCTCGTTAATGCGCCCCATGAATGAGAACGGTCGATCAACCGAACAGATAAAGCTGTTCATTGCCTTGCGTTTCACCCACGAAGCATGGCCGCCATTGTCACCAAGAAAATCCCCGCCCTGCGACATAGCGATGGAAAGAGCAGGTATTGATTCGTAGTACGCCAGCATTTCAGAAAGGATCGCATCCAGTTTCCTTATCGGAAAATAGGCCTGGTCATAGTTGCGATCCACCCGAAACTGGAACTCGTGATAATCATCATCGAGCTGAATGAAGTATTTACACCCGACCAGTTTTGCCAGGTCGAAACAGGCATTACGGGCGTAAAAAATTGAGCGGCGGTCACCGAAATTATCGGCTTCGTCAAAACGACTGGCGATATCGGCTTTGGAAAACACCAGCACCTGTTCACCAAATTCAGCCATGTACTGATGCCGTGTCTTATCTTCATCATCAACAACGATAAAAATTTTCCCGGTATAGCCAGCACGACGCAACGTCCGGTAAGTCAGAACTTTGTCCGGTCGCCCGTGAGTCAGAATAAAGGCGCAAAAATCATCACGCATATTCCTCCTCCTCCCCGCCATGCATGATCTCCACCATGCGCTGCGTCATTCGGACAAATCCATTTTCAATAGCCTGCTGATAATCAATGATCACCAGCGCCGACTCCTCGAAAAGGCACTGAATTTCAGCGGGGGCATGAGCGTAATAGTCCGCAATTCTGCTGAAATTAAACACCGTGTGACGTTCTGCCGCACACAGGAGGAATTTCTCAATATCAGGATCAAGGGACGCCGAACGTATCCGGCTGATCAGCTCCTGAGTTTTCGTATCGTCGTACAGTTCACTGATATCCGGTTTACCGCCCGACGGCTCATAAACAGGCGTATCAATTTTCGTCGTATACGGCTCCTCCTTATTTCCTGTACCGGGCAAAACATTCGTCAACAGTTCATCAATTTCTGTCGTGCTGAAGCCTGTCAGGGAGACATCAAAATCAGCATTGATTAGGTCCGACAGCTCCATCCGCAACAGATCTTCATCCCAGCCAGCATTCATCGGTAGGCGATTATCTGCCAAGCGGTACGCCTTTTTCTGCTCATCCGTCAGGCCAGACAGAACAATGACCGGAACAGAATCCATTTTGAGCATTTCAGCCGCCATAACACGACCGTGACCCGCAATAATTTCGCCCTTTTCGTCAATCAGCACCGGATTAGTCCAGCCGAATTGCTTAATACTTTCTACCAGTTGTGCCACCTGCTCAGTACTGTGCGTCCTGGCGTTGTGCGCATACGGTGACAATTCTTGTAATGGGCGATAGACTATCTTTAATTTCTCGCTCATACAGCCTTGCTTTATGAATAAAACGCACCCCAGCAGCCAGTGCTACTGGGGGCGGAGGTGTTGCTGGTAAAGTTAGGTATTGGATCAATGAGTGAGTCAATATAATATTAAACTCACAATTATAAATCAGCCATATATTAGGAGCGCCAAAAAAAACCTGAAAACAATATAATAACAGGATAAATTTCAAGGCGACCAAGAATCATAGCTATGCACATTAAATATTTTGCAATGTCATTAAGCACTCCGAATGACGATGCAGTAGCCCCAAAACCTAATCCCATATTATTAATACATGCAGCCACTGTTGCAAATGATGTAAGAAAATCATATCCCATACCATTTAACACCAGTATAAAAAACACCGTGAAGAGAGTATAAAGAAAAAAGAAACTCCATACAGACCTCATTACACGATCTGTAACTATCTTCCCTCCTACATTTACACTCAACAACGCTCTGGGATGAGAAAGCTGGTTTATCTCGTGTTTGCTTTGTTTGAAAAGTATAAGAAATCGAAGTGACTTAATTCCACCACAAGTTGAACCTATACATCCCCCAAAGAAACTTGACAACAGCAAAAACACTATCGTGTGCGTGGGCCAGTTTGCATAATCCTGCGTAGCTAAACCATTATCAGTGAGCATGGAGCTGGCAAGAAAAAACGAATGAATAAAACTTCCTGGCAAGTCATACATACCTATATGCCAGACCTGGAAAGAGGTAACAATGATCACCCCTAAGGCTATTAACAGAAAGAAACGAAGTTCAATATCTCTGATTAAAGGTTTTAACGTTTTCCTGCTAATAACAATATACCAAAGGGTGAAGTTGAAAGCCGATAGCAGGGAAAAAGAACCAGCCACCAGCTCAACAAAATAGTTATTAAAATATCCGATACTCTCGCTATGAGTTGAGAAACCACCAAGCGAAACTGTGGATATCCCGTGACAAATAGCATCAAACAAAGGCATTCCTGCAAGTCTATAACAGACAATACAAGCAATACCTAATAAAGAATAAGTTATCCAAAGTGTCCGTGACGTATCGGCCAGGCGGGGAGTAAGTTTGTCATCCTTAAATGGCCCTGGCATTTCTGACTGATAAAGCTTTGCACCACCAATACCCAATAATGGCAATACAGCAACCGCCAGAACAATAACTCCTAAACCACCTATAAAATTTAACTGTGACCGATAGTACAAATATGCCCGAGGTAATGAACTAACATCATCAATTACAGTTGCTCCTGTTGTTGTTATTCCAGAAACCCCTTCAAATAGAGCATCAATAAACGTTAAATTAAGTTCTGAGTCAATCCATAAAGGGAATGCACTAATAACAGAAAACAAAATCCAAAACATTACAATTATAATAAACCCATCACGAGTACGTAATTGAATACCAGATTTCTTAGTTGTATACCACGCTCCGCCACCAATGCAAAAAAATATAACAAAAGTTATAAAGAAAACGAACAGGCTTTTTTCTTTATAAAACAATGCTACAACCATTGGTGGCAACATTGAAAGACTATAGAGCCAAACCAGGAACCCACACATATGAGTAACAACTCTTATATGAGATGTATTCATATCTAAATATTCTTTCAATTATAACCACCTTGCTGCAACATTATGATTATACTGTATAAAATTTAACTCATCTTAGATCTTACTTCACTGTTCCTTATGAAACAATCATCAAAATGAATCATATTGTAGTTAAGATTTTACTTTAAACACTGTTCGGTTATGTATTGCTGAGCACCTTCAAGTTGGGCCTGCATCATTACCAGTCGTTCCCGGAGGGTGAAATAATCCCGTTCAGCGGTGTCTGCCAGTCTGGGGGAGACTGCATTATCCACGCTGGAGGCGATGGTGGCTTCACGCACGGACGGACAGACTGCTCTGATGTGCAACCGACGACGACCAGCGGCAACATCATCACGCAGAGCATCATTTTCAGCTTTCGCATCAGCTAACTCCTTCAGGTATTTTGCATCGAGTGCAGCAACATCACGCTGGCGTATCTGCATGTCAGTAATGATTGCGGTCGCCTGGTTGAGTTTTTCCTTCACATTATCGCGTTGCGCTTTGTAGGTAATGGCATTATCACGGTAATGATTAACAGCCCATGACAGGCAGACGATGATGCAGATAACCAGAGCGGAGATAATCGCGGTTACTCTGTTCATTGCTGACCCCACAAACAGATTTCACGCTCAATCTCACGACGAGTCATGAGACCTTTCCATTGCTTACCGCCAGCATATGTCCAGCGACGTAGCTGATCACATGCGCCTTTGATATCGCCCTGGTTTATTTTGCGAAGAAGCGTCGATGTTCTGAAATTGCCAGCGCCCACGTTGTAAACGAACGAGTAAAGAGCGCCGCGCGTTGTTTCCGGTATATCAACTTTTATGTACGGGTTAATTTGTCTGGCGACCGTGGCAAGGTCTTTATTCAGGAGGGCTTTGCATTCTGCTTTGGTATACGTTTTACCGAGCATGATGTCTTTTCCTGTATGCCCGTGACATACAGTCCATACACCAACAATATCTTTGTATGGTATGTAGCTGACACCTTCCAGACCATCGTTACCACTTGGGCCAGTGATTAACACTGATGCTATAGCAATTGCTCCGCCACCAATAGCAGCAGCAACGGCTTTTCGTAATGATGGAGGCATTATTCACCTCTCGCAGCCTTGCGCTTATCTTCTTTAATCTTGAAATAAAGGTTTGTCAGGTACGTCAGCAGGCCAAATACCAAGCTACCCAGCACACCTATTGCTGCCCACTGTGAGGGCGTGACTTTATCGAGCAGCTGTAAAAACCAGTAGCCAGCACTGCCTGCGGAGGTGCCATAGGCGACACCCGTTGTTAACTTATCCATGGATTTCATAACCCCCACCTCGCAGATGCGGGCGCTGTGTAATGGAAACAAAAAATGGCCACCAGCGGCCCGTAAAAAACACCCCGTCAAAGACACCGCAGATGCCTTTTGTGTGGTGTTATCTGATGTGATGTGCGTCGGATGTGACGCGGAGAAAATGAAATAAACCTTATCTGAAATTAAGGTTAATCTGAGGATTTAAACCATTTTTAAAGCTTAGTAATATCAACTCGTCTCCGGAAGGAGACCGATACTTATTCTTCTTCACGGACTTTGTCCCGCGGCGTTAATCCGACAGCCGCGCTTTTTTTGCGCCATATTCATCACTGACTTACATGGCATTGCCGCACGGACATTATCAGTGTCCGTGTTTTCTTTTTTTCGAATTAAGAATAAAAAAACCGCCTGATACGGCGGTTGGTCAATAAAGGGATGAATTATTTAATTGTTATAAAACCGAGGCGTCGGGTGCCTCCCGAAGTATTCCGTGCCGTATGGATACTGTGGTTTCCCGCTAAACCGACTCTTTAAACCACCCTCGCCCTGAGGAACGCCTCTGCGGTGCTTTTACAACACCAGAATGATGCATCACCGACCCTGCCAGGAAATACAAAATCTCCACCGATAATGCACCATTCTGCTGCCGTAAAAAATCAGCACTGAGGCTACACCCGGCCTCAAATCATAGCCAGAGAACAGAATGCTTTTTCAAAACAACCTGCTCCCACGTAATAAAAAAATACGCCAGTGCCGCAATACAATAAGGCTTGTTTCAAATGCTGGAGCGGGTAGCGGGAATCGAACCCGCATCATCAGCTTGGAAGGCTGAGGTAATAGCCATTATACGATACCCGCATATGGTGCCGACTACCGGAATCGAACTGGTGACCTACTGATTACAAGTCAGTTGCTCTACCTACTGAGCTAAGTCGGCATTGGTTCTTCAGGGGAGCGATATCACCGAGCAAAGAAGAGTTCCCCCTCAGAACCGTTTTCGATGATACGATTTAATATTCCAATCGCAACAACACTTTGTGTCAAGTTGTGTAAATTTATTTATATGTTTTTATTTTATGTGAATAATTCACTTTCACTTAAAATATACATGACAATGTATAAACAAATTTATTTTGAAGGCGATTATTAAATGTCGTTTCTGATATCACGCCACAGAAACAACAAAACCCGCTCAATGGCGGGTTGTATTAAAGTTCATGCGCTTAATTTGCCTCGCGATACAGCTATGCGAAGCGTACCGAAATTGAAGCAGTTTGTGGCTCATTTTGCAATGATTTTTTAAGCATAATCGAACGCTTCTCTCATAGGTGAATACAAAATGAACTCAGCAACACGCAACCACTGATCAACACGACGTCGGCATGTAATCAACGCCCACTCTGGGTACTGTTCGTTTAATAACTCGGCCATCCTTCTCTTACTCATCCCTCGCCCCACATAACGCTGACTCAGGACATTTAGTAGTCCTGGATGATCCGCCAGAACTTCACCTATAACACTATCAATTTTTAGTGCCTCTGCATCAGTACAATGCGCCAGCCAGCTCTTTTGCTTGCCGTTGATCATCTCTCGCAAAAACGCTTCCAGCTCAGCTTTCTCTATTCCCGCTTTTTTCATTCTGCGCAGGGCTTCATTGATGGCTGTTTTCGTCAATTTTTTTGACGCCAGCAACTGGTTAAACATATTCCCCGTCTTACCGCCGCCAATATACGACCAGCGCCCCCACATGCGCAGTTTTCCCTGAATCCAGACACTTTCCAGCGTGGTGAGACGAAGGTGTTCCCCGCTTTTGCCTGTATTTGTTGGGTAAATCATAAATAACCTTCCTTTCTCCAGATTTCTTGCGTGCGAAAAACACCTTCTGCATGCATCAGGCGTAATTCTTCTTTGGTGTAATCGCTGGTTTTTACCCGCCCGTCGATTAAATCGTGGCATGAGTTACAGGCAATCGCTGCCTGCATATCGTGTGGTTTTGTCGCTGTTCCGCACGTCCCTGTCAACCTGTAATGCGCCAGCACAGAAGTTTCGGGATTGTGATTGCAGTAGCCAGGGATTCTGACCTGGCACATCTGGCCCCGCGCCGCTTTACGTAAATCCACCATTACGCAAACTCCAGTAGCTGCGCGGCCACATTTTCGACTTGTTCCGGAGAGGAAAATTTACGGAACAGAATCCAGTTCCACAGCACATTCAGTACAGATTTATAAACCTGCTGAAACTCGGTTTCGTCCATATTCGCAAACGCGATGGATTTCGCCCGACGCCCACGACTACCATCAGGATAAAAATGCTCGGTGTAAAATCCGGCCTGAATGGTTACCCACTCGCGGAAAGCGTCAAATGATTTGAGCAATGCCATATCCCGGGTTCTGCGTGTCGCAACGGTATTCAGATATTGTTCCGCGGCATCACTCAGAGCTGGCGTATGTTCCCTGCCTACTGATTCACACAGGTAATCAACGAAGCCGAACACCATTTCTCGTTCGCGAGGTGTGATCGCCCCACCGACCGGAGTCCAGTAATCGAATCCCAGTTGCAGGAGTTTGAAAAAACGCTTGTGGAATGCGTAGTTACGCACACGCTTAAAGTCTGCGTGTATCCACTCACCTATTTTGATTTGATGCAGAAAATCGCAACTCTCCGGCGTCGCCGGGAGAAGTAAACCAGAAGAAGTTTGTTTGACCAGTTGTATATGCGCCATTTCTCAATCTCTCGATGGCGCAGTGCAGCAGATGCCAGTTGTTCAGGCTGACGTATGAAGTATAAATAAACTGGCTCCAGTGTAAAGTCCCCACCTTAATGGAATAAAAACCAAACAACAGATTGCCGGGATAAAAACAACGCTTATTATTAAAAGCGGTTAAACAAATTAAATTTTAATGTTATGAAAATCTACCAGATTACCATAATATCTCATTTGAAAACCACTGAAATAACAATCCTATCAAGATCAATCATATTAAGGTGAGTAAATATGGAAAACAACAAATCTGCACATTACGCTCCTTTTTTATCTGTAATACTTTTTGTTTTATGCTGTGCGTGGGCATTATTTTTATAAAAATATTTACAGATAAAATAAACTCGCCAAAACTGGTTAAGTGTGGGTGCGTTGAGGATGCATAATACATCAGAGGTGGCGAGGGATTTCTCCCTCGCCCGGTCTCTTACTCCTCAGGTTCGTAAGCTGTGAAGACAGCGACCTCCGTCTGCCCGGTTCGGATTCGTACCTCGCAGAGGTCTTTCCTCGTTACCAGTGCCGTCACTATGACGGTTAAACAGATGACGATCAGGGCGATTAACATCGCCTTTTGCTGCTTCATAGCCTGCTTCTCCTTGCCTTTCGGCACGTAAGAGGCTAACCTACATGTGTTCAGCATAGATTGAGCCTCAGATTAATGTTAAGCGTCTTGCAGGACGCGTAATGTTAACTGGGGCTTTTCTCTATCTGCCTTTTGGTGTTCATGCCTGAGGCAGATAGCCTCAAGCACCCGCAGCAATTTTACTTAACTCCCGCTACCTCGCCAATATGAAATCAATAAGAAAGGTGCTCCATAAAATCACTCCTTCTCTTCTTTACCGTAGTGGAGTTGACCAATTTTGATAAGAGGGCGTCCCTGAGATTTGCGGTGTAGATTGGTATCGCGCAGAGAATACACACAGCCACAATATTCCTGCTGATAGAATTTTTCGCGCTTGCTGATTTCAATCATGCGGGACGAGCCGCCCTGCTTGCGCCAGTTATAATCCCAGTACACCATGCCCGGATAATGCGCGACGGCTCGCCGCCCACAGTCGTTAACCTGCTGCATATTTTTCCAGCGTGAAATGCCCAGTGAACTGCTGATCACACTGAAACCATTTTCAGCAGCGTACAGCGCTGTCCGCTCAAAACGCATGTCAAAACACATGGTACAACGGATCCCCCTCTCGGGCTCCCATTCCATTCCTTTGGCACGTTCAAACCAGTTGTCTGTATCGTAATCAGCATCAATAAATGGCACGTCGTGTTGTTCAGCAAAGCGAATATTCTCATCCTTACGAATTAAATACTCTTTCTGAGGATGAATGTTCGGGTTGTAAAAAAAGATGGTATAGTCGATTCCCGAGGCCTGAAGCGCCTCCATCACTTCACCGGAACATGGAGCACAGCAAGAGTGCAGTAGTAGTTTGTTTGCCCCGTTTGGGAGCTCCAATTTAGGCCGTTTGAAATCAGCAATAGTCATAAATATTTTTATTGGGGTCATGAAAATAGCACAGAGTGTAGCATCAGAGCTGGGCTATCGGGAATAGATGTCTAAATCTGGTAATATCTGCTTTTGACACAAAGCAGACAACCACGCTAGCTCAATCCTGTGCCGTGAAAATGTCAATTCACATCTGAACTAATGCTCTTTAATCGAGTAACGTCTATAAATAACGAAAATTTCTCTGATAAAATGCCAGTATGCGCTGCATAACTTCGCTCTTCCGGCACTCACAGCAAATTATGTTTTGGTGCCTGTCATAACGACGTATTTCTCCGTCAGGTAATGACCAGATAAGGTCCGGATCAACCACAGATGGTTTCTTCACCTTTGCCCTAGATAGTTTTTTGCGGGCATTTTGCCAGTCCTTACGAGCCTGTTCAGACGGGAATAACCCGTAGCCAGAGTTGTATACATCGCCACTGGCAACCAGCTCTCTGGCGAGAACGCTCATCAGATATCTTGTCGCACCTGTCTTGGCTTCCAGTTGCCGTAACGTCTCGCGCCCACTCCGGCGTACTAGCTCAACAACCTGTCCCTTGATTTTTTCCCGCTCTTCTTGTGTAAATACTTTTGCCATAAGCGCCTCCGGCAATCACTTTTCCGATGCAACACAGCGAGAAGAATCAGTAATCTGTCGAACAATATCCCGGTGCTTGTTCAGCTCCCGCAGCGCGGCGCAGACACGCTCCCACTTCTGGACATGATTTTTCGCCCGACGCAGTTCGCGGTTTGCCATATGCAGCGATGGCAGAACGAGGTCATCCGCTCGCGTTTCGGTAAACGATGGCAACGACTGCACAATGTCCGCCACAGTTTCTGTTTTAATATCTTCCTGTGTTGCAGCTTCCTGTCCCGGTAACGCAACACCTGCTGGTTGAGGAAAGGCTTTACCATCAGTTTCCGTTACCGATGCAGCTTTCGGCTCTGCTGGTAAATCATCGCCCGGCATGCAGTAACGAAATTTACCGTTCTGATTAACGCGAATCAGACGGCCTTTGCTGATTGCCATTGCCAGCGTTGAAGCCACTTTGCGTGATGTGGTGCCGAAAAACGTAGCCAGTTCATCCGCCGTTTGTGGGCCACGTTGTTCAATCGTCGCGGTTAAATCGCACTCTGAGATTTTCGCTACTGTTGCCGTGGTGGTTTCTTCCGGCAGTTCTGCCTGCTCTGGCTGTTCCTGCTGAACGTTGTTATCAGCCACACGCCAGGTGTATACGCTTTTATCAACGAAGCCAGCCTTTTTAAGTTCCCACAGCTCGTTCAGCACTTCTTCACGACTGATATCAAGTCGCGCAGCCAGTTCTACCGACGTGGCTTTTCCCATTGCTTTCAGTGCATCAAAAACGGTTTCCATTAAAATTTCCTCCCGGTAAAAATCACTTCGCAATTCCTGGCTGGACGACATTCGGACGCCAGCTCTCCCAGTTAAAATTCACCCATCGCCCGCCGTTCATGGTCATGCGATCCATAATCCGCTCGCCGAGCAATGTTTTCATGGCCTCATAGTTCAGGTTTGTCAGCATCCCCACGCTGCGCATCGACGCTGTCCGGCGATCAACAATCTGGTGCAGCACCACCTGCTCGTTTTTTGTCTCGCGCTGAATGCCAATTTCATCAAGAACCAGCAGATCCACTTGGCACAGTTCCCGCAAAAATTTTTCGCCTGATTGCCCGTCGTCATAGCTGGCGTGTAGAGCACTCATGACATCAGCCACGGTAACCACAATCACTGTCTGGCCATCTTTCAGCAGGCGATTCCCGATAGCCGCCGCCAGATGGTTTTTTCCGGTACCAGGTTTTCCGCTGAACGCAAAATTTGTACACCCGGTCATCAGTTCATCAGCGATAGATTTCGCCTGGTTCAACGCGTATCGCTGACCGTCGTTCTGCACCTGGTAATTCGCAAACGAGCATTTGCGGTGCAATGGCTGGATGCCAGAGCGATTCAGAATTTTTTCCACCCGCAACTGACGATTCTGACGGTTGATCTCCTCACAACGTTTCTGGCCTTCGGAAAGTTGCCACTCGCGCCACTCCGCTACCGTTTTGAATGGGGCGGTTACATGTGGCGGGGCCAGTCTGCGGATACGTTCAAGAATGCCTCCTGCCGCAATATTTTTCATGGTCAGTTACCCCCTGAAGCCTGGCGGGATCGCACTATCCGGTAACGAGACGGTGTTAACCTGTCGGAGTAACGTCTCAGGTCGAACACCTTTTGGCGCGAACAAGCCCTGGTATTCATTGGCGATGCTGTGTCGAATCACCTGCTCAGGTGAAAAACCCTGCTGGCGGAATTTTTCCAGCTCCCGTATCGCCCCGTTAGCGCCCTGCTCCGTTCGAATCGGTTTACGCAATGCCTGGCGAAATTCAATCCACTCACGCCAAAGCGAGACAGAAATCCAGTTCGGCAAAGCAATATCCAGAGGGTCAAACTTTTTGCCACCTCGATTCCCCCGGGGGGGATTTAGGGGGGGATCTGTTTTTAGATCTTTATCTGTATCTTTATTAGTTGCCTTTGTGTTGACATCATGTTCAAACACCACTTCAACATCTGTTTGAACACCTGTTAAATTTCTCTCTTGTTTTGTTTGAACATCTGCTTCCTTTCTGCTTCTTCTGGCCTGAACCGATGCTTTTCCTGCGGCTGATTTTTTGGTTAATTTTTCCCTGACTGATGCCAGATCTTCCTCAATCCGAAGATGCACCCATTCCTCGCCGTTATCGCAAAAAAACTCCCGCAAGGATGGTTCAACATCAGCCCATCGCTCGTTAGTCAGACGGGCAATTTTTGCCAGCCTGTTTTTAGGTATTGGCTTTCCTGTTTGCCAGTAATTGAACATCAGCAACAAATACGCACCATGCTCCTCTGCTGACAAATGCATGGTGTCAGCCAGGTAATCAGCTATGTACAGTTGCATGTATGGTAATGCGGCCATAATTGCCCCGTATGATGCTGCCCGGTTGCTTAGAATAAGCACAAACAGCATGGAAACTTTTGCTTAATGAACAATGACAGAATCGTCGGAAGACCCGCCGCCGCTGAAATGCGCTTTCCGGTAAACGGCTTGGACTGCATCATCATGCGCATCAATTGCCGTACTTAACGCTTCCTGCGCCGCCAGTAATGCACGGCGTTCCAGGGTATCGAAGATGCAGAGTCGGTGACGCAGCTCGCGCGGAAGGATTGCCAGAATTGCTGGGATCAGCTTCTGAATTTTTTCTCTTTGCGTTTTCGTTTCACCTTTCAACCAACGGTGATAGATATTCTGCTGATTGTTCCAGTCCTTGCCTGGAACCAGGGGCAATTCGCCGCCCCCCTGGCGCAGATATTCTTCAGTAATTGCATTGGCTACCCATGCCTGCCCTTTTTCGGCTGCCAGGGCTAACAACACTGATTCGATGTGCTCATGCTTGATTTTCATGAATCAACTCCCATCAGCTTTTTCGTAGTAGTTTTATTTTTGCCAATAGTTAAAATTGCATCGGCAGAAAATAATCCGTTTGATGCATGAGCGATTTTTTCAGCGTAATTTGTTTCGCCGGTATATTCTGTGCGAGGCAGTTTTCCGTTATCCATCCATTTGTAGATTGCTCTTTGGCTGACACCACAAACGTCGGCCACAACAGAAACGCGAACAGTTTTGATTACATCTTCAAGTGTTTTCTGGTTCATATCACCCTCACAATGTGAACTTTGAGTACATGCTATAACAGAACTGACAGTACATTCAAGAGCGAATATCATTGAACTTATGGTTCATGAAGATAAAGCGCGTAAAGAGTTCGCCAGTAGGCTTGCGCTAGCCTGTGAAAACGCTGGTTATGAACAACATGGAAGGCAGGCAGAAATTGCCCGTCGAATGAAATTAACACCAAAAGCGGTTAGCAAATGGTTTAATGGCGAAACAATTCCTCGCCGAGAGAAATTAAGGGAATTAGCAACACTCATTGGAACAACACCAACCTATCTTTTGGGAGAGGATACAGAAGAAAGTGGACAGGTACGTTTCTATCAGGAGTTAAATCCAAGACAAAAAATCATCATTGACCTTCTGGACGAGCTCCCTGACAGTGAGACAGATGAACTTTTAAAAACTCTTGAGGAGAAAAAACAGAAGTACAATGCAATTTACGAAGAGTTAGCACGAAAGAAAAAACAAAAAGCCTCTTAAACCAGCATAAATCCGGTAGCGTCCCCCTCCGGGTTTGTGCTTCACTTTATCCCATCTCATTTTTTTACACACAAAATGTACTTAAAGTACTTTACAACAATGAACACAAGGTACATTATATACCTACCAACCCACCCCGCCCCACCGAACGCAGGGCAATACTTCGAGTTACCAGGCAGTGGTCAGGGGTTAAGTAGCCAGCCCGAGGCGTATGAACATGACGGCGGGATTCAAATTTTGCAGTGCAGCAGTTAGTTCCGCCACCCGGCGTTAAGGGGAGAGATAAGATGGTGTATTACGAAGTAGTTCAGTTTTTGATGGATTGTTGCGATATCACTTACAGCCAGGCTGTACAGGCTCTACGCAGCAACGACTGGGATCTCTGGCAGGCAGAAGCCTCTATCCGCAACAACAAAATGTGAGGTGCGAAAAATGCAAAAAATCGACCTCGGCAATAACGAATCCCTGGTGTGCGGCGTGTTCCTCAACCAGGATGGAACGTTCACCGCCATGACTTATACCAAAAGCAAAACATTTAAAACAGAAACAGGCGCACGTCGCTGGCTTGCCAGAAATACTTGCTAATCCATTATTTGGATTAATTCAATATTCTCGCTGTAGGGGTATAGCAGAAACCACCAAAGCCCGGAGGTGGTGAAATAAAACCGGGCACAACACGAAGGCGCATTTCCGATATCCATAAAGAGTCGGTCTTGTCTGTTAAATTTAAATGGTGGGGGTGCGCCTCCGGTTGTGAATAACAACACTGCTGTGTGTAGTCCTGGCGGCATCAGTTTTTTCTTGAAGTTCGACTGATGTCCGCCCTTTTTAAAGTGAATTTTGTGATGCGGTGAATGCGGCTAAGCGCACGCGGCACAGTTAAAAGTCATGTTAGTCCTTATTGGTTTGGGTGGGAAAGCCGACTGTAATTGTTAACTGGTTGCAGTCACCTGGAGGCACCAGGCACCGCATCAACAAAGTTCATTTGTAAAAATGGAGATAATTATGATTGCACATCACTTCGGAACTGATGAAATACCACGTCAGTGTGTGACTCCTGGTGATTATGTTCTTCATGAAGGCCGGACATATATCGCCTCGGCAAACAATATTAAAAAGCGAAAACTTTATATTCGTAACCTGACTACAAAAACATGCATTTCTGACTGCATGATTAAAGTCTTCCTCGGTCGTGATGGTTTACCTGTAAAGGCGGAGTCATGGTGATGACTAAGAAAATAAAATGTGCTTACCACCTTTGCAATAAAGGAATTGAAGAAAGCAAAAGCATTAAAAGACCACTTCATTTCATGCGTGGAGTTATCCCAACGACGGAAATGAAAAAATATTGTAGTGAAAATTGTGCCGAAAAAGACCAGATGGCACACGAACTTTAATTAACTGACTATGCGAAACTGAATTTATGCCAGCAATGGCAGGGATTCGCTCAACCTTAATTAAGGAGAAAAAATGATTACCAATTATGAAGTCACTGTTGTAACTACCGATGACATTGTTCACGAGGTTAATCTGGAAGGAAAGCGTATTGGCTACGTGATTAAAACAGAAAATAAAGAAACCCCATTCACTGTGGTTGATATTGACGGCCCATCAGGCAACGTAAAAACACTTGATGAAGGTGTCACAAAAGTGAGTCTGGTTCACATCGGAAAGAATCTGCCCGCAGAAAGAAAAGCCGGATTTCTGGCAACTCTGATTGCAATGAAATTAAAAGGTGAAATCTGAAAAAAGAAAGCCTGCACGACGTGCAGGCCTGAGTGAAGAACCTGGGACATTTATTCATCACTCGCAGTAATTTTAATCTGAGTTGAGGTTAAAAAACAATGAGCACAAAACCACTCTTCCTGTTACGAAAAGCGAAAAAATCATCCGGTGAACCTGACGTCGTCCTGTGGGCAAGTGACGATTTTGAATCGACCTGTGTCACTCTGGACTACCTGATCGTTAAGTCAGGTAAAAAACTGAGCAACTATTTTAAAGCTGTTGCCACAAATTTTCCTGTCGTTAATGACCTTCCCCCTGAAGGTGAGATCGATTTTACCTGGAGTGAACGCTATCAACTCAGCAAAGACTCCATGACCTGGGAACTAAAACCGGGAGCAGCGCCAGACGACGTTCACTATCAGGACAATGCTCAGGAAACTGAAAAACTGACGGGAGGCCAGGAAGAAAACGCGCAGGCAGACGCCCACGGGGATTGCCAGGATTGTGAAGTCTCTGTAGCCACTTTGCGGTTCACTCAGCGTCTACTGCACATTTTTACGTATGCGGCCGGGGATCGGAAATACCTGCATCATGCCACCCGTGAACAACGCGAACACATTACTGCTCTTGAGATGGATCAGGAAAACAGCTATGTCCAGAATCTGCTGTTGGCCATACGCGGCATGGCAGAACCGACAACTCTGGATAATGCCGCCCTGCTCCGCCTGACTGATGCAATTAAGGCAGTTTTCCCTATCACGAAAAAACATCAGCCCTATGAATTTAAGAATTTCATTTCAGCCTGGCTGGATACCGAACACATTGATCGCGGTCTTCTGACAAAAGAATGGCGAAAAGGGAATCGTGTTTCACACATCACTCGCACGGCTTCCGGTGCTAATGCTGGCGGCGGGAACCTCACCGATCGCGGCGAAGGTTTCGTCCACGATCTGACGTCACTGGCGCGCGATGTAGCCACTGGCGTACTGGCCCGTTCAATGGACGTGGACATCTATAACCTTCATCCGGCACACGCTAAACGCATTGAGGAAATTATCGCTGAAAATAAACCACCCTTTTCTGTTTTCCGCGACAAATTCATCACCATGCCTGGCGGGCTGGATTATTCCCGCGCCATCGTGGTTGCGTCCGTGAAAGAAGCACCAATTGGGATCGAGGTCATCCCCGCACACGTCACTGAATATCTGAACAAAGTACTGACTGAAACCGATCATGCCAACCCTGATCCGGAAATCGTGGATATTGCCTGCGGTCGCTCCTCGGCCCCGATGCCGCAGCGAGTAACAGAAGAAGGAAAACAGGATGATGAAGAAAAACCGCAACCATCTGGAACAACGGCAGATGAACAGGGAGAGGCTGAAACAATGGAACCGGACGCAACTGAACATCATCAGGACACGCAGCCACTGGATGCTCAGTCACAGGTAAATTCTGTTGATGCGAAATATCAGGAACTGCGGGCAGAACTCCATGAAGCCCGGAAAAACATTCCATCAAAAAATCCTGTCGATGCCGATAAATTGCTTGCTGCATCACGTGGTGAATTTGTTGACGGAATTAGCGACCCGAACGATCCGAAATGGGTTAAGGGGATCCAGACTCGCGATTCTGTGTACCAGAACCAGCCAGAAACGGAAAAAATCAGCCCGGATATGAAACAACCTGAGCCAGTAGTGCAACAGGAACCGGAAATAGCCTGCAATGCCTGCGGTCAGACTGGCGGGGATAACTGCCCTGACTGTGGTGCGGTGATGGGCGACGCAACATACCAGGAAACATTCGATGAAGAGAATCAGGTTGAAGCTAAGGAAAATGATCCGGAGAAAATGGAAGGCGCTGAACATCCGCACAATGAGAATGCTGGCAGCGATCCGCATCGCGATTGCAGTGATGAAACTGGCGAAGTCGCAGATCCCGTAATCGTAGAAGACATAGAGCCAGGTATTTATTACGGAATTTCGAATGAGAATTACCACGCGGGTCCCGGTGTCAGTAAGTCTCAGCTCGATGACATTGCTGATACTCCGGCACTGTATTTGTGGCGTAAAAATGCCCCCGTGGACACCACAAAGACAAAAACGCTCGATTTAGGAACCGCTTTCCACTGCCGGGTACTTGAACCGGAAGAATTCAGTAACCGCTTTATCGTAGCACCTGAATTTAACCGCCGTACAAACGCCGGAAAAGAAGAGGAGAAAGCGTTTCTGATGGAATGCGCAAACACAGGAAAAACGGTTATCACTGCGGAAGAAGGCCGGAAAATTGAACTCATGTATCAAAGCGTTATGGCTTTGCCGCTGGGGCAATGGCTTGTTGAAAGCGCCGGACACGCTGAATCATCAATTTACTGGGAAGATCCTGAAACAGGAATTTTGTGTCGGTGCCGTCCGGACAAAATTATCCCTGAATTTCACTGGATCATGGACGTGAAAACTACGGCGGATATTCAACGATTCAAAACCGCTTATTACGACTACCGCTATCACGTTCAGGATGCATTCTACAGTGACGGTTATGAAGCACAGTTTGGAGTGCAGCCAACTTTCGTTTTTCTGGTTGCCAGCACAACTATTGAATGCGGACGTTATCCGGTTGAAATTTTCATGATGGGCGAAGAAGCAAAACTGGCAGGTCAACTGGAATATCACCGCAATCTGCGAACCCTGGCTGACTGCCTCAATACCGATGAATGGCCAGCTATTAAGACGTTATCACTGCCCCGCTGGGCTAAGGAATATGCAAATGACTAAGCAACCACCAATCGCAAAAGCCGATCTGCAAAAAACTCAGGGAAACCGTGCACCAGCAGCAATTAAAAATAACGACGTGATTAGTTTTATTAACCAGCCATCAATGAAAGAGCAACTGGCAGCAGCTCTTCCACGCCATATGACGGCTGAACGTATGATCCGTATCGCCACCACAGAAATTCGTAAAGTTCCGGCGTTAGGAAACTGTGACACTATGAGTTTTGTCAGTGCAATCGTACAGTGTTCACAGCTCGGACTTGAGCCCGGTAGCGCCCTCGGTCATGCATATTTACTGCCTTTTGGTAATAAAAACGAAAAGAGCGGTAAAAAAAACGTTCAGCTAATCATTGGCTATCGCGGCATGATTGATCTGGCTCGCCGTTCAGGTCAAATCGCCAGCCTGTCAGCCCGTGTTGTCCGTGAAGGTGACGAGTTTAATTTCGAATTTGGCCTTGATGAAAAGTTAATACACCGCCCAGGAGAAAACGAAGATGCCCCGGTTACCCACGTCTATGCTGTCGCAAGACTGAAAGACGGAGGTACTCAGTTTGAAGTTATGACGCACAAACAGATTGAGCTGGTGCGCAGCCAGAGTAAAGCTAGTAATAACGGGCCGTGGGTAACTCACTGGGAAGAAATGGCAAAGAAAACGGCTATTCGTCGTCTGTTCAAATATCTGCCCGTATCAATTGAGATCCAGCGTGCAGTATCAATGGATGAAAAGGAACCACTGACAATCGATCCTGCAGATTCCTCTGTATTAACCGGGGAATACAGTGTAATCGATAATTCAGAGGAATAATTCAGCCTGGCGGTGTAATGCACCGCGAACTTGAAATATTTTTATGAGAAAAGTTATGAGATATGACAATGTTAAACCATGTCCATTTTGTGGTTGTCCATCAGTAACGGTGAAAGCCATTTCAGGATATTACCGAGCGAAGTGTAACGGATGCGAATCCCGAACCGGTTATGGTGGAAGTGAAAAAGAAGCACTCGAAAGATGGAATAAACGAACCACTGGAAATAATAATGGAGATGTTCATGTATAAAATTACCGCCACTATTGAAAAGGAAGGTGGCACTCCTACTAACTGGACAAGATATTCAAAATCTAAACTAACGAAATCAGAATGCGAAAAAATGCTCTCAGGTAAAAAAGAAGCAGGCGTTTCCAGAGAGCAGAAAGTAAAACTGATTAATTTTAATTGCGAGAAACTTCAGTCCTCGTGAGTTGCATTGTATTCAAATTAAAACTTCATAGCTGATTATTAATAATCAACATCGGGCGTCAATTTCAGTCTAACATTGGCGCCTGCCAGAGGTGATGCGATGGCACAAGTAATCTTTAATGAAGAGTGGATGGTTGAATACGGCCTGATGCTTCGCACTGGTCTGGGGGCCAGACAAATTGAAGCATACCGCCAGAACTGTTGGGTGGAGGGCTTCCACTTCAAACGAGTATCTCCTTTAGGTAAGCCAGACAGCAAACGAGGAATTATCTGGTACAACTATCCAAAGATAAATCAGTTTATCAAAGAATCATGATATGTCTAAATTACCAACAGGTGTCGAGATTAGAGGTAGATACATTCGCATCTGGTTCATGTTTCGAGGAAAACGATGTCGGGAAACATTAAAAGGTTGGGAGATTACAAACAGTAATATTAAAAAGGCCGGAAATTTAAGAGCGCTGATAGTTCATGAAATAAACTCCGGTGAATTTGAGTATTTAAGACGTTTTCCCCAGTCCAGCACTGGGGCAAAAATGGTGACAACGAGAGTCATAAAAACGTTCGGGGAGCTTTGTGATATCTGGACAAAAATTAAAGAGACAGAGTTAACAACAAACACAATGAAGAAAACGAAATCACAATTAAAAACACTCAGAATAATAATTTGTGAAAGTACCCCGATATCACATATTCGTTATAGCGATATCTTAAATTACCGGAATGAACTGCTGCATGGAGAAACGCTTTACCTGGATAATCCAAGATCCAACAAAAAAGGAAGAACCGTACGCACAGTTGATAACTATATCGCCCTGCTCTGTTCGCTGTTACGTTTTGCGTATCAGTCGGAATTTATATCAACCAAACCATTTGAAGGAGTAAAAAAATTACAGCGAAACAGAATAAAGCCTGATCCGTTATCTAAAACAGAATTCAATGCATTAATGGAAAGTGAAAAAGGACAGAGCCAGAACTTGTGGAAATTTGCCGTTTACTCAGGACTTCGTCACGGGGAACTGGCAGCTCTGGCGTGGGAGGATGTGGATCTCGAAAAGGGAATAGTGAATGTCAGAAGAAACCTGACGATACTTGATATGTTCGGTCCCCCAAAAACAAATGCCGGGATCCGGACAGTAACACTACTGCAGCCTGCTCTTGAAGCACTGAAGGAGCAATACAAACTGACCGGGCATCATCGCAAAAGCGAAATCACCTTTTATCATCGGGAGTACGGCAGAACCGAAAAGCAAAAACTGCATTTTGTTTTCATGCCCAGGGTGTGTAACGGAAAACAAAAACCTTATTACTCGGTAAGCAGTTTGGGGGCAAGGTGGAATGCAGCAGTAAAACGTGCTGGTATTCGCCGCCGTAATCCGTACCATACGCGGCATACTTTTGCCTGCTGGCTGTTGACGGCAGGAGCGAACCCGGCATTTATAGCCAGCCAAATGGGGCATGAAACTGCGCAGATGGTGTATGAAATTTACGGTATGTGGATTGATGACATGAACGACGAACAGGTAGCTATGTTGAATGTGCGGTTATCGTAG